AGCCAGCCATTCCTCTGGAGTTGGAACGTGGTCAATGGGGTACGCGAGGCAAGCCGGTCTGGTCTCGTGAACCACAGTGAGAGGGCTCCTCGTCGCCGCCATAAAGGCGTCGTACAGTACGCCAGCGACGGTGTTGATGACCGGGAGCTGTGGGACGGGCCTCTCCTCCTTGCCCAACTGGCGCCCGACGAACCCCATCAGCGCGTTGGAAGCGCAATCTTGGGGGCACGCGGGTGCCGTCTGGAAACCCGGCCCCACCCGAGTAACCCTCACTCTGGCCAGCCCGTGGCACGTGGGGAGCTCGAAGGGAGAGCTTTCTTCCCTCACAAAGACGGCCGCGACTGAAAGGCCGTTCGTGGCCTCAATGTAGTCGTTGATGACGTCCCACGCGTCCGCCCTCGTGTCCGCGAAGAAGAGGTTCGGGGGAGCCCTCAGCGTCGCGTGGTCGGCCAGGCATGGACCGACGGAGAACTCCGGCCACCTGTCAAAGGTAGTATGGGAAGATGAACCATACTGGACGAGCAAAGAAAGCTCGTCCCAGGCATTGGCCAAGTGACCCTTGATGTCCCAGTAGCGCGTGCGGCGCTTCCGGGCGTCCAAGGCGGGTCGTAGGAAAACCCGCCCCTCAAAGTCCACTCTCTCCTGGTGCCAGATGTCGACGTGGCGCGAGGCCACGTACGTCCACCTGACGGCAGCGGCCTGCACGGCCATTGTCTGCACTGAACCAAGGTTGAGGGACTTGACGGCGTTCGTAATGAACGGGGTCATCTTCTCAAAGCCGTTGCCATCGTCCTTCAGCCTCGTGAGGAGGGTGGCGAGGATTTTGACACCAAGGGGAGCTGGGACCCCGTGTTTCTCCCGCCCTGCCATCTGCTCTGACCCAGTGCCAACGTAGATCCCCTGAGACCCTGCCCATGTGAGCTCAGTCTCCGGGAAAGGCACTCCCCTCAGCTGATCGAAGCCGTAGAGCAGGTCATAGCACCCCACGGTCGTTGGAGCCGTGGGCTTGCGGCGGGGGAC